TACTGTAGTCTTGACATCCAAATCGTAGCTACGGTCAGCTGCGTTCTGAACATCTTCTTTCTGTTGCTGGAAGGCAGGACCCTGCTCAGCATAGATCCTTTTACCTTCTTCAATTTCTCCTTCAATTCGACGCTTCTCAAGATCGACAATGTCGTCTTCTAAGAAACGAGTGATTGTATCACTGAACTTGGATAGTGCTTTTAGTTCGTAATTAGAATTGCTAGCTTCAATATCGCTAAGCCGATTCATTTCACGGATTTCTTGAGACGCTTGCGTCTCCATCGACTGGACCCGTTGCCTACCGCGTTGCTCAATTTGAGCAGCCTCTTGGCGCATACGCTTAGAGGGATCAGCCACAGTACGGTTACGGAAGCCCACCGACTGTGCGCTACCTTGATATGCCATAGTTAGGGTTTAAGTGTTTTGTAAGTACCGATGCCGGAGCTTGCACCGTCAGCTACAGCGCCAATAAGACTACCAGCCAAGGCAAGGCCAGAAGGTCCACGAGCCTTGATAGGCTTGATAGGCAGGAACGAAGCCTCAGGGGCAAGGGGAGCAGCAGGAATGTTGTTCCAGGCTGCAGTGTTGGCAGAGTGTTGATCCAGAAGAACACCTTCTTTCTCAATACCAGATGCACGACGAGCATCGTACAGGGTCTGTTCAATCTCAGCCATCTCAAAACCTAGCGTACGCTCTGCATCCAATGCTGCCAGCAGAGTAGACTGTCCAACTTTACCTGAGGACAAGACCTGACCTTGTGCTTTAATAGCATTAGCTATGTTACGTTGAGAGCCAAATGCTGCAGTTGTTCGTTTTTCTTCTAATTTTTGATCAGCTGATGCGATAGCTCTTGTTGCTTCAGCTTGGTTAGCGGTTAACTGAGCGTAGTAAGCATTCTTAGCCGCAGTATCTGCTTTTAATTCTGCTTGATATACGCGCCCTTTCTCTTGGTCACGTTGGGCTGCAATCTGAAGCTCACGTTGATATTGTTGCTGTGCAATAGCATTAGAGCGAGCAACCGCAGCTTGCTGCTGTTGATGCGCCCCGATAGCTTGCATACCACTACCTACTGCACTAGCAGCTCCAATGGCTATAGATACAGCTGTTATTGGTTCACACATAGTTTAACAAATTGAATTAGGGGGACACCGTTGTGAACGTGATAGTTAATGAATGTAAACTTAAGAAGCTTAAGCAGCTTGATATGGCTCTCATTCCTCATGTCTGCGTGATTCCACAGGTATGGGTTATGGAGACTATCAAGCCACCTTCTAGCTTCTCTTACGAATGTGTGCGGATATTCTTCACTGGCTTTAGTACATAGCATCCAGATCTTATTGTCTGGTGTTACGCCTGCCACACCGGCAGCCTTGCCGTTGGGCACAGTGAAATAAACAGAGAAAGCAGAACGATAGTAAGACTCCAGGACTGCTGCCGGAGCAGTCAGCCCTGTGGTCTCTTCTACTTCTCTGATGTCTTCCCAACGCAGATTCTCACCAACTTCTAGAGCTAGTTGAGGGGTGCATGGTTGAATGTACTTACCGACGTACGTGTCGTTTGTTGTCATAGCGTCCGTCCCAGCTTGCTGAGACTAGAGTTGCGGTAAAGGGGTCAGGGATTTTAACAGTAAGGGTGTATTTCTCGTTCTTCCTGTAGATAGGAACTTTGACAGACTTGTAAGGAGCAGTGGGTGTAGCATTGAATGAACCCAGATCAACCTCCATACCAGACTCATACTGGATGTAATCATCTACTTGTGGAGACACAAGGTGGAACTCCATAGGACCAGAGATGCCTAGTTCAAAGTTGATGCGGTTGATACGCAGCTCACCATCAATGTCGTACTTACCTTTGTCAACAGCATAGTAGAAGTGAGGAAGTTCAATCTCTGTGATATACTTGTATCCAATAGCAACATTGCCTGTAGTCAGATCAATGTTGTTAAAAGTAGCAGTACTACTACTAACGCTGTCAGGGGCTCTGACAACACCAGCATCAGTGCCACTAAGGAGTACAGCCGCCATATCGGTGCTGCCATCATAAGTGTAGGGTAAAGCTACTGTAGAAATTTTTGTTGCAGAATTGTAGGAGACTGACGGAATGACCATGTTGTCCAGGGTAGCCTCAAACCTGCGAGCAGTATTACCAGTTCCTACCTGATAGCTTCTGCTGTTAACAGTGTCAGTAATCATCTCGTGACGGTTCAGGATGTAGTTACCGTTCTGATTGCTAACTACAAATTGGTTACCAGCAGTGTACGTGCTATGCACAAAGCTACCAGTCAGGGTCCAAGTGTACCACGAAGACTGCTGACGTTCGGTACCAGAGTCGTAGTACTTGTAGAAGTAGATCTGTGAGTCACCCTTCTTGCCATAGGTCACCAGCCCAACTTGTGAGGAGTTAGACGAGTGATCAATGTCCTTAGGGATCAGCTCAGGGATCACACGAGTCTGTTCCAACACCTGGGGAGGAACAGTCTCATCCTGGATCACCATCTCAAACACACGAGTGTGTGCTGCACTGCCAGTACTGAACATCACAGAGGTGCCCATGTCGACAGGTCGAACTGTTGGACTACACTCGTAGGAGGACAGCTTCTTCAGCTGTGCAGTGTTAGCACTGAACCGATCTGAATCAGTAAACAGCATGAACTGGGCTGCCTCACTGAACAAAACTAGACCCTTTTGGATGGGCAAGACATGGTTCAAGAACGCAGGCTTAACGTCAGAGGCAGCGATGTCGATGGGATCTGCATCGCTAATAGTAATTGCAGAAACGATAAAGAAGTTAAAGTAATCAGCAGGCTGACTAAGGATGACGTTTTCACCAGAGATAAACCCTAAGCGGTTACGGTAGAAGAAGATGTCTTTGATACCCTTACCGACAAAGGTAGGGTCAGGGTTGCTGGTCAGGTCACCAGCCTGCCTGTCAATCCAGTAGTTATCAGGATCAGCAGACTGACTCAGTTCTCGAAAACTAAACGTACCGTTGCGGTTGTTAACCAGAGCATGAGGCATGGTAGAGGGGTCGAGCCCTGCTGTGATACCAGGAGCTACAGTCTCTTCCCATGAACCTGTGCCTTTGGTACCACTGTCAGCTACAAACTTAACAAAGTAGTCATCAGAGTCAGAGTTTTCAGTGTTTGATACCTTGGCAATGTACCCATCTTTGCACTGCTGTGGCAGCTTGCTGACGTTGGGCGCAGAGTCTTGGATGACTTCCAGGGAGTCGTTTACCGTACCACCTCTGACTTCGATTGTAAAGCTAGAACTGGATGTGATGAACAAGCCATCACCAATAATTTCTACAGTCACACCTGGGTAGGTAGACTCGATGCTGCTCTTCAATCCACCAAGAATGGTGTTGATACTCAGGCTACCCTTGTCAGGGTTCTTTGGCGTTAGATAGAATCCTACACCAGAGTCAGAATAAGTTTCGTAAGGTTCAACAGAATCAACAGTGACTGTGTAGTTAACACCTGCAACATTTACAGTATCTGTCTGCCCTTGCAGGACATCAAATCCTCCATCTTGCAGAACTACCTCAGCGTTGTACTGAACACCATACTGTGCTTCTTGATCAGAGGTATAGCCTTTGACATAAGCAGTGCCGTTAACCAGTACAGTAAATTTTAAACCTTCGTTTGTTTTGTAAACTTCTTGCTTGCCTGCATGCTCGATAGGACCAGAAATGGTTCCAGGATCTTGCCAAGAAGAGTCATTCGTGTTTTGCTTTACAACACTCATAGCACCAGCACGGTACTTGGTTGTAGAGGTCAGGGTAGAACCATTGATAGCAACCACGTACTCTGCGTTGTACGCCACTGTATTGATCGAAACAAAGGCGTAGTTGTTATTAAACGTGGAGGTGGTTCCCGTCGTTCCTACGGTCTTCTGGGGGTTAGTGATAAGGGTGTAGTCACCAATGGTCTGGAGACCGTAAGGCTGGGTAGCACCAGACAAGTAACTAAAGTTACCACTTACAGTCTGAAGATCGCCTGTCTCAAGATTCCAAATTTTAATATCACTGGACGTAATCTGTCCAATAAATTTTTCGTCAGAATCTCTGATGATCTCAAACCATTGACCACCAGAGGTAGCGCCTGCCAGCTGACCAACGAACTCACCAGGAGGTCGCTTAGACAAGCCAAAGGTCACATCAGGATATGCGTTGTCACACTTCCTGAGCTGACCAGGGAACTTAATAAAGTCTGGCTGCTGTGAGACGCCTCCAAGAAAGTTTTGAATTCGTTGATTAACTGCTGCCATAGCTATCGACTAACTGCGTTAAAGGGTTTGTAGGAAGGGTAGGGGTTGCGGAAGTCGGTACCTTGGAACACATTGTACTCAGCCTGCTGTGTGTCATACTCAACAGCTAGAGCACGGAGCTGCACTTCATCTGCTGTAAGCAGTTTAACTGCTGTCTCGTCATTGACCATGCGAGTCACAGCAATGCGGGAAGCGCGTGAAGCGATGTAGTCACGGAAGACCTGAGGGATGTCATCAAACTCGAAGAACCACACCACATCACAGAAAAGAGTATCGATGTCCTTAAATTTATAGGAGTGAGAATAACGATCATACAGCTTACCATCCCTTTTAACCACATCATAGTCATCACGATGCTTGAATTTGTTCACGTCCAGCTGGAGGACAGTGGGCGGAATCAGCACCTCGTCGTTGGTGTCTACCACAAACGGGAACTCGTATTCAGTATTGTACACCCAGCCCTCAGACTGAACTTCACGACAGACTTGTCGGAGAGTGTTCTGAGCAATAGCAACTTCAGGACTTTGGGTGATTAGTGTATTGACAGGAGACTCACCCACGCTCATAA